TTTGATGGTACAGTCCCACATCAGGACGTAAAATTATCAATAAATTAAGCATATACTACTTTATTCCATCTATCAGTAGTATACATCCTATAATTAAATATAGGGAAAAACTTGGACATGATAAAACCGGGAGTATAGCCACCAGTTAATATACTAAGATCATCAAATCCAAGACGAAACAACTTTTGAACCCAATCTTCTCTATGATCGATAGAATTTACCATCACTGACAAAACATCATTAGCGCAATGATAACGTCTCAAATGTCTTTCTTCCAAATCGCGCAAATAATTAAATGCAGTAACATTTGTTCCACAAGTATCTAACTGTAAACCACGCAATACAGCCAAATATATGGGAGGATTATCTAAATGTTTTATACGAACTGCAGACCTGGCAAAATAAGCATCTGTCTCCCTCCAAGGCATTATTACCAATTCACCATTATGCCTAAAAGGAACAAAATGACGCTGAAGAAACCTAGGACCCCTACGAACGATCTTATCATTAACAACCTGTGTTAAAAAAGGACACCTAGAATTTCTCCATGAATATACGCCAGTCTCAGCCATCTTCAACTCTACTCCGCAATACTTCTCTAAATAATACATTAGTAATACCGGATAAACACGCCCTGAAATCTTATAATTAATAAGATCATAAAACGATTGTTTCCAAGCAGCCAATATATCATCACCATAAACCTCACGCGGAACATAAGGTCGAACAAGATAGCCATCCTTATAAACAGGATCAAATTGAGCTTTCCAACTATAAGCATTATAAGAAGAAAATTGAATATTATACTCTTTTCCCAAATACACAATTTTCTCGTCTCTACCTTTCATCAATTTCTGAAAAACCCAATAATCAAAAGAATTCAAAACAACATTGACATAACGCGAATCTATAGAAGAGGTTTGAAACTCTCCAGAAAATAACACCCCAACAACATAACGAATTAAAGTTTTCTTAAATCTACTAGACCACCAGGCTGTATTTTTAAACGCAGTATTAATAGAGGAACATTTCGCAAGAAACTCATAAAAATCTTGATCAATTTGACCATCCTTTAGATAACATATACCCTCAAATGCAATAAGCATCATTAAACATGCCATCTGAGAACAGTCAAGACTTTTACAATCACTATCAATATAGAACCACTCACCCTCCTTATCATACTCAAATAACAATGCCAAATTATGGGCACCACCCTCTTTCCATTTGTGACCAATAGAAATACCATGCTTCTGGTATAACCTATCATGAAATTGTCGAAACAATATGACATCACAAAGAACTTTCATCGCAGGTGGTAATCCATAATTTCTAACTTTAAAAAGTTTAGTACCAGGCATCATTATATCATTCTTCTGATCAGCGGTGTGTTCCATATCAGGCCAATGAGCATATGTATGAAGAATACCTCTACTCTTACGAGCTTTAAAATCTTCATACATCTGCCATATTTCTGAACGAACTCCTTCTTTAACATACTTACGCGGCATACGAGAATTTGTATTTTTAGTTATAACCATATCTGACACTGGATCATAATAAGTAACCTCCATAACCTGCTGATGATAACCTGACGAAGACATATTAGGTAATACTGCAGATTCAAAAACTGAATCACCATATTCACCTAAAACTATATCA